ATGTTTAAACCAGAACTTTTATCGCCGGCGGGAACGCTGAAAAATATGCGTTACGCCTTTGCCTATGGCGCGGACGCGGTTTATGCGGGCCAGCCGCGCTACAGCCTGCGCGTGCGCAATAACGAATTCAACCACGAGAACCTTCAGCTCGGCATCAACGAAGCCCACGAGCTGGGGAAAAAATTCTACGTTGTGGTGAACATCGCGCCACACAATGCCAAGCTGAAAACCTTTATCCGCGATCTGAAGCCGGTGGTCGAAATGGGCCCGGACGCGCTGATTATGTCCGATCCTGGTTTAATCATGCTGGTGCGCGAAGCCTTCCCGGAGATGGACATTCACCTGTCCGTGCAGGCCAACGCCGTGAACTGGGCCACCGTAAAGTTCTGGAAGCAAATGGGGCTGACCCGCGCCATTCTTTCCCGCGAGCTGTCCCTGGAAGAAATCGCTGAAATTCGCGAGCAGGTGCCGGAAATGGAGCTGGAAATCTTCGTTCACGGCGCGCTGTGCATGGCTTACTCCGGCCGCTGTCTGCTGTCCGGCTACATCAACAAGCGCGACCCGAATCAGGGCACCTGCACCAACGCCTGCCGCTGGGAATATAAGGTTGAAGAAGGCAAAGAGGATGAGGTCGGCAATATCGTTCACGTCCACGAGCCGATCCCCGTGCAAAACATTGAGCCAACGCTGGGCGTAGGGGCGCCAACCGATAAAGTCTTTATGATGGAAGAGGCCAAACGTCCGGGCGAGTACATGACGGCGTTCGAGGACGAGCATGGCACCTACATCATGAACTCTAAGGATCTGCGCGCCATTGAGCACGTCGAGCGCCTGACCAAAATGGGCGTTCACTCCTTAAAAATCGAAGGCCGCACCAAGTCCTATTACTACTGCGCGCGCACCGCTCAGGTTTATCGCCGGGCGATTGACGACGCGGCAGCGGGCAAACCGTTTGACCCGACGCTGCTGCAAACGCTGGAAGGCCTGGCGCACCGCGGCTACACCGAAGGGTTCCTGCGCCGCCATACGCACGACAGCCATCAAAATTACGAATACGGCCATTCCATCTCAGAACGCCAGCAGTTTGTCGGGGAGTTTACCGGTGAACGCCGGGGCGATCTGGCGGCGGTCGCGGTGAAAAACAAGTTCCTGCTCGGCGACAGTCTGGAACTAATGACCCCGCAGGGCAACGTCACCTTCACGCTCGAAGTGCTTGAAAACACTAAGGCTCAGGCGATTGAAGTGGCGCCTGGCGACGGTCACACCGTATGGTTGCCTGTACCGCAGGATGTGTCGCTGGATTATGCGCTACTGATGCGCAATTTAGCCGGTCAGACCACCCGCAATCCGCACGCTAACTAGTTAATTTGGGTTATTTTTTCGCGCTGGGACAATTCTTAGAATTCGATCACACACCGCTCGGCTTGAGCAAGTTATAGTTCGCGGGCTGAAAAACATAACCCATAAATGCTAGTTGTACCAGGAACCACCTCCTTGGCCCGCGCAATCTCCCTTGCACGGGCTTTCTTTTTGGTGTTTATAGCATTGAAATAAAAGGATTTATTTCTACCAGTGTCCACGCATTGACCACATCGACATAAAAAAAGCCCCTCGACTGAGGGGCTTCTCGTTTACATCCAGTGAATTTGCTGCTGTCCGCCCGGTATCGGGTGCGGCATAACGGGCGTTCTTTCGCCCGGCTTAACGATGTAATGCTTCACCGTCTCCAGCGTGACAAAGGTCGCACTACAATTCACGTTCTGGCACTGGTGATAACGCTCTTTTGTTACCGTTGTATGATAACGGCTGGTGCGGGCATGGGCCGCAGTCTGACATAGTGGGCAATGGAACATTTCAACACCTCGGATGGCTTCGTCTGATGTTGTTATTTTACGCATTAAATCATTTATTAACAATGAGTTATGAACTTTTACGCACATTATTCACTCTCCTGATACTCAACGTCATTAAGCCTCACCTCAAGCTCTAAGGACGTCGTGAAGCCGCTATTACTGAGCGAGTGGGACACCTTAGTAATCGTCCATGACTGCTCGTCTATCACGCGCTTAAAGCCCGAGACGGCGACCGGCATTTCCGGATATAAATCCGCACGTCCCATTGCCAGGCTGATTGAAAACTCCGCCACACCGCGTTGCAGCTTGTCCCACTTCGCCTGGGCGGCACGAATGGCCTGCGCCTTGCTTGAGTAAATGGTCGTCAGCGCAAAGACGTTATCGTCCTCCCCGACCATATACTCCCCCTCGCGGGCTTCTTTTTCCTTCGTCTCTGGCCGGGCTTTTACCGGCTGCGCTTTCGGGTGCTGGAGTGCGCGCAGGTGCTGCGGCTTAGGTTTCCGCTTAAGCTTCACCTTCTGCTTTTGCTCTTTGGGGTCTTTAGTGTGCAGCCACTTCACCGTAACGCCGGTGTAAGCGCCCCGATCGGCAATCGCAAACTGATGTCGGTCGCCGTCCCTGCGCTGGATAGTCATCTGCGGAATGGGCTTGCCGCTGGCCGTGACGCCGTTCCCGGCCTTCAAAAAAAGCAGTTTGCCCATTTTTACCGACACCTCCGCCCCGTTGCGCTCGGCAAGTCGGGTGAGAAACTTCGCGTCGGACTCCTGCGACTGGTCAATATGCGGCACAGGAATCCCGGCAAACTGCGGCGCAACGCTGGCCGTCAGCTTGTTACGACCGGCGATAGTTTCCAGCAACGCGCCGAGCGTGGTGTCGTGGTATGAAGTTTCACGCCGGGAATTTAACGTACCGCGAAAATCCGCGCTGCGCGCCCGGATGGTCAGCGTATCCGGCGCGCCCCGGTGCTCGATTTCATCAACCGTAAACTGCCCTTTCCCGATGAGCGCCGCCCCCTGCCAGCCGAGGAAAAGCGATAGCACTGCGCCGCGTGTCGGTAGCTCTACCAGTCCGTCGGTGTCGTCGAGCTCAATATCGAGCTGGTCGGCTTCAAAGCCCCGGTTATCCGCCAGGCTGAGACTAATCAGCCGGTCGCTGATGTTGCGCGTAATATCCTGGCTGTTCAGCGTCAGCATAAACGCCGGGGCCATGCTGGCACCCGCGTCGATCGTCATTCCCGTCAGCATTAAAACAGTCCTCCGATACCACTTTGCACCTTCCCGGCCATCTCGCCTGCGCTGCCGATTAGGCTGTCAGCCTGGCTTTTTAAATCACCGAACATGGCCGCAAGGGATTCATCCACCCGCGTGAGGCTCACGTTAAAATCAATTTTGCGCGCCGTGCCGTCTGCGAAAAACTCGCTGTAGGTTTCGCTCACCGAGTTGATAACAAACATGCCGTAAATCGTGCCGCTGCCATCGAGCAACGGCCATGCCCGCCCCTCGTCAGCCATCAGGTTTACGGCCAGCAATGACAGCTTTCCGCCGGTAATCTCCGGCATCAGGCTTCCACTCAGGGTGATTTTTTCCTCGTTAACGCCGAGAAACTGCACCGCCGGGCGCTGCCCGACGCGACTGTTTGACGGCCAGCGATAATCAACATTTCGTTGCAGGTTCTGATACGGCAGGGTCTGCAACTGAAAAACAAACATACCGAGGGCAAGCATCATGGTTGTATCTCCTAATCGTGCATCATGCTGGCGCGCTGTTTTGCCCGCTTCTCGCGTTCGTATTTATCCAGGCCGTCGCGCAGCTGGCGCTCCAGTTCGCCGCCGTTCTGCACACCACCACCGATAGCGATGTGGTACTGCGGCGTGCTCTGGTCGATGAACGTCTTGCCGGCAACGGGTTTCACAGGCTGATAAGCCCCGTATCCGCCGGTCAGCACACCGCCCGACGGGGAAATCCCACCCGCACCGCTTGCCCTGGCGTTTACTTTGTCTGCCTGCTCGTCGAGCTGGCCCGACTGCTGATTAATCAGCCCGAGCTTTTCGAGTATCCAGTCGATACCGTCACGCAGCGCCTTAAACGGAGCCATAGCCATGCGAAACGCACCGGCTATGGCCTGCCCGAACGCGACCCCGGCGTTTTTGCAGCTATCGAGGCTTTCCTTGCTGGATTTCACCGGCTCAATCAGATTTTTGAACCATTGCCATGCATCCTGGAGTTTCTGCCCCAGCCATTCAAAAACAGGCCTCAACGGGGAAAACAGTTCGGACACCGGCGCAAACGCCTCTTGCAGCCCCTCAACGACACCGCCGAAAAAGGCGCTGATGGGTTGCCAGTATTTCCGGATCAGAAGCGCCCCGGCCACGATAGCCACCCCGACCGCCACAATCGGCCACGTCAGGCCGCCGATAACTGTCATAATGGCGCTACCGGCCACGCTAAAGACCGTCCCCAGCATTCCGGCAGCGGCAATGATGGCATTCACCCCGGCCACAACCGGCCACGCAATAAGCCCAATACCCCCGATAACCCCAATAAACGCCAGGGCACCCGTTACGACGGTAAACAAGGTTTTCGTTAATTCAGGATTGGCCTTTGTCCATTTACCCACAGTACCAAGCCATTCCGTCGCCGATGTGGTGAGTTTACGGAGAGAGGAATCTTCTTTTTCGAATACCTCGATTTGCACATCTTCCCATGCTGACTGAAGATTTTTTAAATCACCATCAAGATTATCCGTCTGTATTTTGGCAATAAGCTCCGTTGTACCTAGCGAGTTTTTAATCTCATCACGTTTATTATTCAGTGAACCATTACCGGCAGCGGCAACCAGCTTAACCGCGCCTTTCATCGCCTCTTCACCAAAAATAACTTTCAGATATTCGGCCTGCTGCGCAGTCCCAAGCTTATTTCTCTTAAACGACGTGTTAATCGCGTTAAGAATACCGTTGACCGGCAACATGTTACCTTTCCTGTCGCGGGTCTTCACGCCGAGCTCATCCAGCGCGGCAGGAGCCTGACCCCTCGGAGCTTGCAGGCGACTGAAAATAGCGCTGGCCCCCGTACCAGCCATTGACCCCTTGATACCGTTATCTGCCAGAATCCCCAGCAGCGCGGTTGTGTCTTCAATACTCGCCCCCGCCGCCTCAGCAATCGGGGCGGCATACTTCATTGCCTCGCCCAGCTCAATAAGGCCCGTATTAGATGACGTAAAACCTTTAGTCATCACGTCTGCAACACGCTGAATTTGGGTTGTGGGTAAATTAAATGCCGACTGCATATTAGTGATAATGTCAGCCGCCTCGGCAATATCCACGCCTGCGGCGAGACTTAAATTAACCGTCGACCCCGTTGCGGCCAGCACGTCATCAGACTTATAACCTGACCGCGCAAGCGTCGTTTGCGTACGCGCCACATCACCAGGCGAGAATGCTGTGACGGCCCCAATATCTCGCGCCTGCTTACGTATCAGAGCGAGTTTGTCGTCATCCTTGCCAAGGCCCAGAATCGCCTGGGTGCCGGACATTTGTTTATCAAAACCAATACCCGGCGCAATAAAGCGCGAGGCTCCATAAAGCCCCGCGGTTGCAACACCAACGCCCGCCATACCCGCATTGCGTACCCCCGAGGCGAGTTTTTGCCCGGCTTCATATCGGGCTTTAACGCTATTAAGTTTCGCCTGCTTAGCGCTGACCTGCTCCAGCGCCAGCTTTTGCCGGTTGAGCTGGTTCGTCGTCTCGCTGATGCGCCCCTTCAGGCTCTGCTCGTCACGGGTGAGGTTTCGGGTATTGATACCCGCCTGCCCGAGTTCGCGCTGCTGGCGCTTAACGGACTCGGTTAGGCTGTTATATTTCGTCTGCAACCCTTCCGCCGCCGCCTTTGCCGTCGCGAGCGCTTTCGCCTGGGCGCGGGTCGGACGCTCGGTGCTGGTCAACTGCGCGGCGAGCGCTTCGGCTTCGGCTTTCGCCTTTTTCAGTGACTGGCCGGTGACGGCGAGCTGGCCGCTCGTTTTACGAAAGCCCTCAATGCGTGAGGCCTGGCCGTTTAATTCCTTGAGGGTTTTCTGCGTGTCGCGCATATCACCCGACAGCGATTTGCTCGCTGTCTGGATGGCTTTAAACGGTCGGGTCGCCTGGTCCACGGCCTTAAGCAGCACGTCGATTCTTACGTTATTACTCATTTGAGTTCCCGCTACGCTGGAGCGCCTTTTCGCGCCATATAATGAGCTGGGTCAGGCTCATGGGATAAAGCTCTGATGGCGGCCAGTGGAAAATCACCGCGATATCCGCCATCAGGTCATCAACCATTAACCCCGGCGGAAACGTTAAGCCCCCGCATTCGGTGCCAAAAAACCAATTACCTTCGCGGCAATGCTCATCATATCCGGCAATTCCATACGGGTAATTTCCGCCTCGGTCAGCGCCGGATACGTCATGCGCGGCAGCACTTTAATCAGCGCGTTCACGTCCGAGCTTGCCACGTCGGCCAGGCTGACGCCGCGCAGGGTGCCCGCCGTCGGCTTCGTCAGAGTGATGGATTTAATCACCTCATCGCCGCGTTTAATCGGCGTGTCCAGGGTGATGAGATTCGGGTTAGTGGTCGTTTCAGCAATTTTAGCTTTTGCTTTGCTCATGGTTTTTTACTCCGGGAATTTATTCAGGAAATACCGGCCAGGGTATGCCTGACCGGTCAGTTAATTACACGACGCCGAGGTTTTTGCGGCGCTGCTCCAGCCGGTCGACACCGTTCACCTTCTCAATCATGTTGATAGTGTCGATTTCAATCAGCTCCTTACCGTTCATAGTCAGCTTGTAGTACGTGCAAACGGTGCTGATTTTTGTCTCGGTGTCCTCACCCTGCTTGCTGTCACCGCCGTCAAACTCTTTGTGGCGCCCACGGACAACAATCTCCACCGGAATTTCCTCCTCGGTGTCGTCACGCTGGTATGAGCCCACAAAACGCAGCGGCACGGCAGATGCACCCGGCAAGGCGTACTGCGCCCACAGGGTTTCGTCAGGAAAGCCGCCGATTGTCCAGTCAAACGTCAGCGCGTCATCGTCGAGGCCAAAATCCACCGGGGCGGCACCGTTCATCCCGCCGCCGCGATAGTTCTCCAGTTTGCGGGTGAGTTTCGGCAGCGTGACGGCAGAGACGACACCCAGATAACTGAGCCCGTCGTTAAACATATTTAAGCCCTTAAGCTTGCGTGGCATTGCCATTTTTCAGTGCTCCTTAGCCGTTGGCCTGAGAAACCAGATTCGCCAGATACTGGCCGGTGATGCGCTGGCGGAAAGTCAGGCTTTCCAGCGGTGGAATGGGGGTAAAGTCATAATCAATCGCCAGCTTTCCGGCTTTCAGCAGCTCCTGGCCGTTGGCCGACTCATCGAGCCAGCAGTCACCCCCGGCGAGATAGCCGTTAGCAACCAGCTCGCGGATTTTGGCCTTGATACCGTCGATAATGTCGCGGATAAGCACCGGCGTAATCGGTTTGTCAACCGCCCACATGTGCGCCTCGGCCATCGTGTCAGCCAGAATATGCGCGGTGCGGGTGTAGTTCTCAAAAATGAATAATGGATCGTCCGAGCAGGTACGGTTTCCCCAGAAACGAAAACCGTCCTTACGAACAAGCGTGGTGACCCCGGCCTCGTTGAGCAGGTCGGCATCGGTGCCGGATGCCTGCAAATCCCAGAACACGGATTTACTGATGCCGGTGACACCCTGCACACCGACGTTTGACAGGGTTTTATGCCAGCCGACAGTCTGGTCGATGTATGCCCGCAGGCCGAGGGCGCGAGCGGTGGCGTATGCCGTCGCGCTGGCGCTGGCCGTGGTATCCCATGCCACAAAATCAGGCCAGATAAGCATCAGCTCGCGCTGGCTGAAATTGTCGCGGTACTTGATGGCATCAGAGAGTGTTTTGCACTCCCACGCGCTGACATAGCCAAAGGCGCGCAGGCTGACGCACACCGAGGCCAGCGCGACCGCCACCTCCTGCGAGTCCAGCCCCGGCACGCCGAGAATCCGCGGCTTAACACCCGTCACGCTTTCGGCAGTCAGCAACGCTTTCAGTCCGGTGTATTTGCCGTTTTCATCCGTGCCGCCGATGATATTGGAAATCGTCTCGGCCTGTGCGGCCGCCTCGTCGTCATTTGTACTTTCGGCCACGCGCACCACCACCACGACCGGCTTGCACTGGTCAGCAATAGCCTGCAATGAGGTCGCCAAAGTGCCTTTTGTCCCGGCTTTGCCGATGGCGGTTTGTACGCTGGTAATTAATACCGGCTCATTAAGGGGAAAGGTCTCGGCGTCGGCATCGCTGGCCGTGCAGACCATCCCGATGATGGCCGTCGAGACCGTAGAAATCGTGCGCGTACCGTCGTTAATTTCAATGACCTGTACGCCGTGGTGAAAATCACCCATTCGCATTACTCCGTAGGTATTCAGGGGAGTTTATTTTCGCGGTTGCAGGGATGGCGGGACAGCAATCGGGGATGGGAGGGAGCTGGTACAACACGAAAGAAAACGCCCTCGATACGAGGGCGTCGGGGTTTACTGTTCGGGCGCGGCGGGCCAGTTGATGCCTGGTGCGCTGGATGTATCAACAGCTTCCAGCGCATCCAGATAATCAAGCCACAGCCCGTATCGCTCAAGTTCGTCGCCTTTTAGTCGCCCCAACGCAGCTTTGCCGGGCCATTGCTTACTGCTCATGTAATCATTTGCCTTGCCGATTCGTTCCTGCTTCTCTGCGTCGGCAGCAGCGACAAGTTCTTCATGCGTTGGTTCAGGTTTATCGGCCCATGTCGGGTAACCATCACTGCCAGCAACCCTTGTTTTCCCGATCGGGGCCGCTCCTGTAAATTCATTAAATATAGAATCACTAATCTCAACAGCATCAGTAGGCCATGTGCCACTCAGTTCATATGTATTTTTTAACGCAACAGCATAAAAAGCATTTTCTGAAAGAGAATAAATATATTGATTCATATTATCGCCCCACTGCCATAATCATTGTCCCGAAAGAACCGGCATTCAAAGAAACTTTCAAGGTGACTTTCGCTCGATCGGTTCCCATCATCTTATATGTTGGTGCTGGTGAGGTTGTTCCATCTGACCAAATGGCGGTGGCTGCTAATATGGCAGACGGAAAAACGATAGGATAGTTTCCTGATGTCCCGCCTACATCCGCACCGTTTACTGTCATCTGAAACATTTGCACTATATGGCCACTCGGCAATTGAAACCACTGAGAACCGTACGGAAATGCATTCATATCAGGGATCTGATTTGCACCCGTCCCTACCTCCCGTTTTGCTGCTTCTTTCAATTGAAGGTTTTCGAGAACCTCTGAAACAAGCCCGGCGTCTGCTATTTCCTTAAGGGCGTTTGCAATCAAAGGGTACTGTTTATGCGGATGAGCTGCTTTGATATGCTCATTCATCAGATTATCGGCATAGGTTTTCACCTCGATAACCTTATCATCGACATACTGGCGCGTTGCCAGCACGACCGCCGGGTCGATTTTCAGCGTTACCGCCTCGGTGCTCGACACAATCAACACCATGCGAATGGTTTGTGTGCGCCCGCTCCCCTCCTGGAGTTTCGGTTTGTAGGTTTCCGGGCAGTTCGCCACGGCAATTAACACGCCGTCATCGTCATACAGCCCAATTTCACGTATCCAGAAACCGCCCTCGTTTTCCGGGATAATCTGCTCGGCGATAATCTGGCTGGTATTGGTTGGATCAACACTCAGCATATTCAGCGGAGCGCGGCGTTGTTCACCCAACAATGCAGTCTGGGCGGCATCAGGCATGGGAAGCACTCCGCCCCCGTCACCTACGGCCAGCTCGGAAAGGTTCAGTTTTATGCCAAGCGCCGCGGCATTAGCCAGGCGGGCAGCACCCTGATTAGTCAGAATGGCAAAGAATTTCGCGGTCATGCGTTCACTCTCAGGTTATCAATTAAATGGATGGCCGAGGCGGGGTAATAATCTCCGCCAACGGTGATTTCCTCCGGCGTCCAGGGGTAAACGGTCAGGGCGTCACCCTCGTAGCACCCCGCCCCGGTATAAAACTCGCCGTCGGCGCTCAGGCTGATAGCAAGCCCCGTCAGGTGACGGCTCGCCGGTTTTGCGTCAGCAATCAGGCGCTCCAGCTCCTGATACATTTCATCGGTAATTCCGGTATCCAGCACACCGACGACCAGGCGAAACGTGCCGGGCTCTTCGTTAAGCTCCCACCACTCGCGCACCTCAATGAGATACCCCAGCGGCTCAACAACGCGCCGCAGCGCGCTGATGGTGCCTTTATGCCGGTGTACAAAGTGCGCCGCCGCGACAACGCTGCGCTTGGTTGCCTCCGGCCAGCCCTCATCCCAGCGGTCAACCGAAAGCGCCCAGGCCAGATAAGGCAGCAACGCCAGCGGGCAGGTGCGCCAGTTCCACAGCATCCGCAGCGGCACCGGGACACGTCTTATTTCCGCCATCGCCTGCGCGGCCGCAACCTCCAGTGGGGATGAACCAACCGGCAAAAGCCGGACGCTACTCATCCGACGCCCCGACGCTCAGGTCATAACCGGTGCAGCTCGCCGCCTGACTGGTGGCGATAACAATGTCAGCCGCCGGGCTCGCCAGCTCCACGCGCTGCACCCCCTCAACATGCAGCGCGGCATAGATGGCAGAGAGACGAATATCGCGCCCGAGCCGGTGCTGCGTGGCAATGTATGCCTGTAACTTCTGCTCAGCCGCCTGCTGAATTGGCTCAGCTTCCGGGCCCGGATAAAGATGCAGCACCGCGTCAATCTGGTAAGGCACAATTTCGGCTGTCTGCACCGTCACCCGGTCAGCAACAGGCCGCACGTCCTCCGCGTTCAGCGCCTTATCAACAATGCCGATAAGCTCCTCGCTGGCGGTACCGTCGCCCTCACGCGATAACACAGAAATGGTCACGCAGGCAGGCGACGGGCTCTCGACCGCAATATCCGCGACGCGCCCGTCAGCGCTGCGGCCATGAAACTGATAAGCCCCGACCGGCCCGGCCACGCTCAGCCCCTCAAACGACTGCTGAATACGCAGGCGAAAATCACCGTCAGACTCCATCACCGCCGCCACCGGCGGAATGGCGGTATCGTCGCCAGGCGTAATAACCAGCCGCGCTACGTTGTTATTCGCGCCGAGGACGTCAAGGTCGTTGCCGGAGGAATAGGCCAGCATGACGGCCAGCGCCGACTCGTTAACCCGCTGACGCAGGATTAACTCACGGTAGGCGTTTTCCTCCAGCAGCTTGACGATGGGCTCGGACTCAAGCGACAGGGTGCGCGCAATCGCGTCCTGCTCATCCTCCGGGTAAAGAGAAATCAGCGTCGCTTTGCGCTCGGCCAGCAGGGTTTCATAGTCCAGCACCTCGACCACGTCCGGGGCGGGTAGCTGGCTCAGGTCAATGGTTGCCATAGTCTCAGCTCAGGGGAATGGTTAGAGAAAATGACGCGCCGCCGGTGTCGGTACGCGCGCCGGTGATATCGACATACAGCTCGCCCGCTTTTGTGCTTTCAAAGCTGATGGCCGTCAGTCTTATACGCGGCTCCCACTTGAGGATGGCCATATAACACGCGGCCATAATTTGCAGGCGCAGCGCCGGGTTATCAGGCATATCAATCAGCGCCGACAGCAGCGAGCCGTAATCTCGCCGCATGACGCGGGAACCGATTGGGGTGATAAGAATATCGCGCACACTCTGACTGATGTGCTCCGCGTCCGACAGACTCAGGCCGGTAACGCGGCTCATGCCGGGATAGCGCACCGTCATACTGGCCCCCCGGTCTGACTTCCGCCGCTTTGCACCCCGCTATGCTTATGTGAATGGACAATAACGCCGTTGGAGGTAAGCGCGCCGCCGGAATGCTCAATATTGCCGGTCATTTTGCCGCCCTGCTTAACCTCCAGCGAGCCGGTTGTCAGCTTGTTGGTGCAGACCACTTCCGGGGTATCCAGGGTGATTTGCTGGCTGGCTTTGACCGTCACCACCGGCACCGACACGACGACAGATTCCGACGCGGTGACATCAGCGGTTTTAACGCCGCTCACCTTTAGCGCGCTGGTTTCTGGCTCGTACTCAATGACGGCCCCGTCGGGAAAAGAGACGTGCATCGCATCAGCTGACGATGACGGCGCGGGGGAATCATCGGAGTAAATGCCCGGCAGGACAAAAGCGGTATCAAGTTCACCGCCCACGGCCAGCAGTAAAACCTGCTCATCCACAGAGGGAGCCCACCATGTGCGCGAGCGACCGGCGCGGGCCGTCAGCCAGTTGAGCCAGTCGGTCGTAATCCCGCCCGTTTCAACACGGCATAACGCCCGCCCGGTGTCGACTTCGGTCACGATGCCGGTGCGGATAATGTTGCGCAGCGCTCGCGCAAGTTCCTGGATGTTTGCGATAGTATTCATAGTGGAAAGAATGCCGCCCGAGGCCACGGGCGGCAACGCATGAGCGTTTTATGAGGGGTAGCACAACAGCGGGTTACAACAGACGGGAAATCACTATTTCCTCAATGATATTTTTATCCTCCTGGCTGAATCCCAGCAGCGGACGCTCATCATACTGCACCGGGTCGGCGTAGCGGTTCGGCTTATCCCTTAAGCCCTCCTGATGCACCCGCGCCATGCGCTGCACCCGCCCGGCAAATTCCACGACCGCCGCGTCGTTGGTGCCTTTGGCTTTCATGTAGCGATTGGTGCGCAGCTTCGCAAACATTTCACGTTTTAAGCGGCCCTTTTTTGCTTTCACCGGCTGGCGTTTGCGGGCGGCATACGGTGTGCCGTCCGGTGCCTGCTGGCGCTTAATCCGCCTTTGCTGCGAGGCCCTGATCCGCTTCGCTATTTCCGCCGCCATGCGACGCCGCGCCGCAGGTGACAGACTGGCAATAAGCCCGGCGAGCTTATCCTCAAAGGGCTTAAAATCACTCATCCCACGCACTCACCAGCTCACCATTAACGTACAGCTCCACCGGACGCGGCACCGGCTCAGGCTCCGGCGGCTCAGGTACATGCCGGACGTGCAGCGCGTCGCCCTCCTCTTTGACGATAACCCGCTCGGTCAGCATCAGGCTGATACTCACGTCGACGCTTTCGTCGGTGTTGATATCGGCCTCGTAGACAAAGCCGCCCTTCTGGCCCGCCGTTGTGGTCATAATATCGGGCTGATTTTTCCGCACCCACGACTGGATCGGCACAACGAGGTAATCCAGATCGCCGTGATAGTCCGTCACCCTGATATTCAGCGTGTACTGATTTTCAAACGACAGCGAGGTCGCCAGCGTCGAGCGGATTTTTCCGGCGTCGATAAAAATGCGCATCATCTCCGGGTTTTTATCCAGCACCGGCACGGCTTCACAAAGCGCTTTGCGCAGGCTCATCGGTTTCAGCATCGAGTTTATCCTGACAGTGTTTTATCGTTTCCACCTGGGCGGCACAGCTCACCCAGGCGCTTTCGAGCTGGCGAACATCGTCGCTCAGGTCGCCATTAATTTGGGGAGTGCTGGCCGGGAGCTGGCACAGCGCCACTTTCGGACAGCCACTGTAAATAATCGGCGGTAGTGGCGAAGGCGGGGCGGGTGTGCAGCCGGATAACATCATCAGGCAGCTCAGACTCGTACCAGTCACGCAGTGCTTTATTTTCATTGAGTAACCTCGTCATGGTTTTGCCGCGCCTCGCAGCAAGCGCGCTGGCAGTAGCCAGTTTGTTGATTAAATCCACCTGCGCCAGCTCGTTGCGCTGGCGGATACCAGCGGCGACGTTAAGCTGGTTTTTCAGCATGGTAATCTGGGTTTTCTGCTCACCGGCGACGCGGTTCGCTTTCTCAAAAGAGCGGGCAAGCTGGCCGTTCTCACGTTTCATCCACATCAGACCCGCGACGGCCATCAGCAGCAAAATAATCAGCGTTTTCATCTGGCCCCCTTGAGGCAATAAGTCAGCTCCCGCGCCCGGCGGTTTTCGAGCCCGGTATTTTTGACGCCGTTGACATACACCCAGCGCGGGAGCTGGGCGCAGGCCTGCGCCCACTGTTGGCGATTGATAAACGAGACCAGCGTCGAGCGACAGGCGGCACCGGTGCCGACGTTAAAAGCAAAGCTGACCACGGCATCATAGACCGGCTGCGGCATGGCAACCGGCGCGCAGACCGCAAGCCTGCGCTCAACGTTCAGCACGTCGCCAACGAGATTCTCCGCCGCCCGGCGCTCGGTGATATCGCCTTTCGGCGTCACGCCTGCCGTATGACCGATGCCCGACGTCCAGACCCCGGCGCTGCACTGATATGGACGCAGGCGACATCCCTCAAGGTCAGCAATCAGCGCCAGCCCCTGCGGGGAGGTTTGCAGCAGCCTGAAATCAGGCACCAGTACCGCCAGCGCCAGCACGGCGGCCACGCTGCAACGTTTAACGATTGAGGCCACGTATCACCCCCTCATTCAGTCCCATTGAGCGCAGATAATTGAACGTCTGGCGGCGATACCAGAAATTCACCAGCGCGGTAAAAATTGCACAACCAACGCCCACATAAAGCGCCATTTTCTCCGGCATCTGCGCGCCAAAATACGCCAGCGCGACGGACAGCCAGTAAGTGACAAACGTCGTAATTTTTTCCATCGTCAGTCCCATAAATTCACCGTCTCCGTAACCGGGGAAGTATTGATATCGGGCAGCTCAACGGCGGTGCCGTGCGGCATTTCTTCGCCCAGCTCAGCGAGGCCGGGGTTAGCCCGCAGCACAACCTCGACCACGCCCTCGGTGCGCCCGTAGTAGCGGGCGCAAAGCGCGTCCAGCGTGTCGCCCTGGAGGGCGATAACCTTCATCAGATTTGCCCGATGATGCAGCGCGATTTATCCTGCAACCGGGACACCGCCCAGCGCATATCGCGCCACATTTCATCAATAGTGCTTTCCACGCTGTCAGCCTTTTTGTCCCCCTTCGCGCTGGCATCCACGCCGCGATACCCCTCGTAAAGCTTCGCAGTCGCCATTGCCGTAACGGCTTGCAGGTAGTAAAAACAGCGCACACTTTCGCCGTCGATTTCATCTGCCGGAACATCGGCCAGACGTTCATAGCCGAGGGCGGATTGTATTTCGCGATATTCTTTTAGCTCGGCGTTGGTTTCCGCCATACCGTCGATAATCGCCCGACGCAGGCGCACCGGCGTTACCGTGTGCTCCAGTCGCAGCAGCTCACGAACACGTACCGGCTCAACATCCGGGAAAAAAGCCGTGTTGCGGATAACCGCCTCGGCCACCGGCAGCGGGGGAATAACCACACCCTGCCCGGCCTGCGGCGCTCCAGGCTTACTGATAATCACAGTCGTCATGACAACCTCTAAATAGGTGGGCGGTGGACGCCGGTATTGATGAGGATGAAATCCAGTCTCAACCGGTGTGCCGCCCGGCGCGGGGCGCGTTCTGTTAACCGGCGGGCTTATCCGCCTTTTTTGGACGTCCACGTTTTCTGGCCGGTTTCACTTCGGCCTTACGCGGGCGCGGGGTTGTTCGGGGTTTTGCCGCAGGTGCGGGCTTAGGCTTCAGCGCGCTTTCCAGTCGCTCAATATCCTTTTTAACGCCCGCCTGCGGGTCAAGCTGCATGGCCCTGCGGAGCTGCGTCAGTGCCTCAACCTGCTGCCCGTGGTCACGCTGCACCAGACCGATGATTTTGTGCAGCTTAGCGCGCACCTTGTCGGGCATATCCGCTCCGGCGGTCAGCGCCTGCGCGGTCAGTAACGGGCCAACGTCGACCGGCTCCCCGGCACCGTGGGCGCGCATGGCAGCCAGGGCAACATCTTCGGCCAGTACGTAAGGCGTGGTGCGTTTGTGCAGGGATGGCATAGTGAGACCGTACTGCAACGCATAGCGGGCAATCTCCAGCGCTCCGGCAATATCACCGGCGTCCAGCTTCCACAGCATGACGGTCATCACAATGTCATCCTGCGCGCCCTTGCCTTCGGCCAGCACACCGGCGACCCACGGCGCGTAAAACGGCAGCAGCTCGCGCTTTTTGTCGGCCTTGCGCTCGATGGAATGAATGGTTTTTAACGTGCGTTGGTCGGCGGCCAGCTTGACCAGCATCTGCTCGTAAGCAGAGGCATGACGCAGCGGGTTATCGTCCCGCTGCGCGGCCATCGTGGCCGAGACCCGCATCATGTAACGCTGCGCGGGGCTCGCCATAAGTTACTCCGCCCCGCCGTTATCTTCCGGGGAAGTCAGCGCTTTCAGGGCATTGACCACCGCCGCCGCAAAGACGTCTGCGCTTGCCGTTTCCGGGGTTTCGGCTTCGTCCTGCTCCAGAATCTCGATATTCTCAATCAGACAGCCGGCGGCGTAGTCTTCGATAACAAAATCGACCTTCACCTGCTCGTAGTTTTCCACCTGGTCAAGCTTCGGATTCTCGACGATGTGGCGGCGATGGCCGTCCTCGTAGAGATAGATAGAAATATTATCCAGCGTGGTAATGAAAATGCTGTTGGCCGGGAAGAACGGCGCGCGCACCGCCTGGAGCTGGCCGATGGTTTTCTGGCTAATAATCAGCTCACCGGCGAGCTGTTCGCTGTTCGCCTGGAACTTGTTAATCATCGGGAAATATTTGTCGGTCAGGATACGGCGGCCACAAATGACCACCATTTCCGGGTTTTCGCGGTGAATCTCGTCAATCAGGGATTCGTGCGCATCCATCACCAGCGCATCGAGGTTTGCGTAGTTTCCGCCTTTGGCTTTCGGGCCAATTTTGATGGTGTCGGAAACCACCGCGCCCTCGTCGTCGACAACCTTACTCATCACGCGGTTCGGCGCGTCGTTGCGGTACTTCTGCAACCAGCCGACCGCGACGTCCTGCAACATCGGGTTTTCGGTGCGGTTTGAAGTGGCGGCACGGCTCACGCCGTTAAAACCAATGGTGATGTAGTCCAGCGACTGGCGCTTGACGATGGCGTTACGGATTCGGATCTGGAAGTCCTGGAAACGCGCCCATAAATCCAGCTTGTTGTACTTCAGGTGATAGTCAAAGTTGACCGGCTTGCAGAAGTAGCGGAAGGAATCAAGCTTTGCAAAATCGGCGGTTTTACGCTCGACGCCGTTGTCGGTATCCGCCGTGCTGGCAATGGAACCGGTGACATCAATACCGACTTTTTCCTCCGTCAGCTCCTGCACCACAATCATATTGATTTGTTTCAGGAAGGAAGAGGACTGCTGAATTTTATCAAAGAGCTTCTGTGTCACCGACGGCTCGACGCTGAATTTTTTATTCAGATCGGCAACGTCGACGCCGTTCAGCTCGGCAATACGGCTCAGGTACTTATTAAATTCAAAGCGGGTTTCTTTACGCATTATTCGTGATTTCCTGTTTAGTCATTGTTTTGGGCCAGCGGAGCTATCAGCAGTCGGTCAGACTCGTCTCGTCACCTTCCCCGCCGGTGCTCTTCTGGCGGCGCGAATATGTCTGGTTTTCTGTTTTATCCAGCGTGGTCTTGAGCGAGGTCAGCTCGGTCTGACTTTCGCCAACGCTGGCCGTCAGGGTCTGGAGGGATAATTCCACCGCCGCAAGGCGCTGCTCGGTGGCTTCGTGATTGGCCTGCACCTGCTCAGTCACCACCGTTACCGCCTCATGCACGTCAGTAAATCGGGCGTCGTCGCTGGCCTGCTTGCGGCTGAAAATACCTTTCACCTTGTCGGCCAGGGCGGTAAACATGGTGTCGGCCTGCTCTTCAAATTCCAGTACGGCGAGCGTGGCAACAGAGAACAAATCTTCCGGGCACTCTTTGCGACCGGCGAGCGGGTTAGTTCTGGCGCGGGAACAAAACTCAAGGTATTCCGTGCCGAGGCTTGCCGGGTCGTCGGTAACGGCCAGACCAACCAGATAGCACTTCCCGGAGTTAGAGAAATTCGGGCGAATTTCCATAGAGGTATAAACTTTCTGGCCCTTGCCGACCATCTCGACCAGGTTATCCAGCGGGGCGATACGGGCGAATAAAGCAAGCTTGCCGTTCAGCGCGGAGTCGTCGGAAATCTTCTCGGCTTTCACCTCGGCCACATCACCATAGCGGCAGAAAGGACTGTCAGGCATCAGGCCCTTGATATGCTCCAGATTGATGCGCGCCCCGTAAACGCGGGTGTCGTAGGTGTCAGCCATTTCCTGAATATCAGCGCCGCTGATAATGCGGCCATCGCAGGTGTCACCCTCGACGCCAATGCGAAACCATTTCGAAATCTTCTTTGTCTTTGCCATTCTCGGTTGTCCTGGTTGGGTTTGAGACGCCTAGTTTTCCCGACTCGCCCCACCCCGACCACCCGTTACAGAAGTGCAACCCCTGACACAACAGCACCTTACGGCGCGCAGTCCGTCATTTCTTTAGCCTTGCCTTTACTTTATTAACGGCGAGGCATTCATGACCATCACCACTGACACCTCCATTCTTAACGACCCACGACGGCAGGCCGCCCTGCTCTACTGGCAGGGCTTTTCCGTGCCGCAAATCGCGGAAATGCTCAAGACCAAACGCCCCACGGTGCAGAGCTGGAAACAGCGCGACCAGTGGGAGGAAACCGCCCCGATAAGCCGGGTTGAAAACACGCTGGAGGCGCGATTAATTCAGCTCTATGCAAAGCCCGACCTGACCGCGCACGACTTCAAAGTCGCTGACTTTTTGTCACGACAAATGGAGCGTTTAGCCAGGGTGAATCGCTACGGCCAGACGGGTAACGAGGTCGACCTGAATCCGAACGTGGCAAACAGGAACAAAGGGGAGCGCAAGAAGCCGAAAAAGAACTATTTCAGCGAGGAGGCTATCGAAAAGCTCGAGGAGATTTTCTTTGCGGAATCCTTCGAGTATCAGCTCGGCTGGCACAGGGCCGGGCTGGCGCACCGTATCCGTAACATTCTTAAATCCCGCCAGATTGGCGCGACGTTTTATTTCTCCCGCGAGTCGCTGCTGCGCGCCCTGAAAACCGGCCATAACCAGATTTTCCTCTCGGCCAGCAAGACGCAGGCCTACGTATTCCGCGAGTACATCATTCAGTTTGCGCGACTGGTCGATGTTGACCTGACCGGCGACCCGATCGTACTCGGCAACAACGGCGCAAAGCTGATTTTTCTCGGCACAAATTCCAACACAGCGCAGAGCCATAACGGCGACCTGCTGGTCGACGAAATTTTCTGGATACCCAACTTTCAGAAGCTGCGAAAGGTCGCCTCCGGCATGGCCTCACAGCAACACCTGCGCTCGACCTACTTTTCCACCCCGTCGACACTGGCGCACGGGGCTTACCCGTTCTGGTCGGGTGAGCTGTTCAACAAAGGCCGGGCAGATAAAAGCGAGCGTGTCGACCTGGACGTCAGCCATGCTGCGCTAAAAAACGGCATGGCCTGCGCGGATGGTCAGTGGCGGCAGATTGTGACGATTGAGGACGCGCTCGCCGGCGGCTGCGACCTTTTCAATCTGGACACGCTTAAGCGCGAAAACAGCGCCGAGGATTTCCGCAATCTCTTCATGTGCGAGTTTGTCGACGATAAGGCGTCCGTATTCCCGTTTGAGGAGCTGCAACGCTGTATGGTCGACAGCATGGAAGCCTGGGCTGACGACTGGCAACCGTTCGCGACGCGCCCGTTTGGCTATCGTCCGGTATGGATTGGTTACGACCCGTCGCACACCGGCGACAGCGCCGGATGCGTGGTGCTGGCCCCGCCGGTCGTCGCCGGGGGCAAGTTCCGCATTCTGGAGCGCCACCAGTGGAAGGGGATGGATTTTGCCACGCAGGCGGAGTCCATCAGAAAGCTGACCGAAAAATACCACGTCGAGTATATCGGCATCGATGCAACCGGCATCGGCCAGGGGGTTTACCAGCTTGTCCGTGGTTTCTACCCCGCAGCGCGTGAAATCCGCTACAGCCCGGAGGTGAAAACCGCCATGGTGCTGAAAGCCAAAGACACCATCGCCCGCGGTTGCCTGGAGTATGACGTCAGCTACACCGACATCACCGCCTCGTTTATGTCAATCCGCAAAACCATGACCAGCAGCGGCCGCAGCGCCACTTACGACGCCAGCCGCAGCGAGGAAGCCAGCCACGCAGACGTGGCATGGGCAACCATGCACGCCCTTTTAAATGAGCCGCTGACCGCAGGTAGTGGCACCGCCCCTGTATCTATTCTGGAGTTCAACTAATGCGCTATGAATTTACCGGCCTGCAAGCCGCCACGTTAAAAAACCTGCTTTCCCGCACCGGCTTTGAGTACCAGCGCCGCTGGTTTATTTCACAGAGCCGCACCCGCCACATCACTAAAACCCGGCAGTGCGGGGCCGACTGGTATTTCTCGCTTGAGGCATTGATTGACGCCATCGAGACGGGCCGCAATCAATATTTTCTGGCACCCGCCGCAGACCACGCAGTAGCGCAGAACCGGCAACGAATTGTTCACTTTGCCGCACTTGCGGGCGTAGAAATCCCCCCGGATAACTCTTCTATCCAGCTGGCGAACGGTGCTGAAATTGGCTTTATGGGCGAGTACGACCATTTTGCGGCGAAGCATGGAAACGTGTATGTCAGTGAATACGCCTGGGCGGAAAAACCGGCCAATTTATTCAAGGTGGCTAAGGGATTAGCAGCACAAGCAAAATATCGCTTTACCGCCTATACAACACCCTCACCAAGTAACGAGGCCTACAGGCTTTGGGCGACAGAAAAACCGGAGAACCAGCAGCGACTCTCCGCCCAGGACGCACACGCCCAGGAGAGCACAATTCTGAATCTGCCCGCACTTAAATCGCAGTATCCGGCAGAGGATTTTGACATGCTGTTTTCGGCTGTCTGGCCGCAGGAAAAAAATAAGGCGGCGAAATGAGCAAGCGCAAAAAGCACAACACCCCGGCGCAGGAAGCGCCCCCGGCCCCATCCCAAAAAATGGAGGCGTTCACCTTTGGCGAGCCGTCAGCCGTACTGGATCGGCGCGACATCCTGGATTATGCGGAATGCGTCGCTAACGGTGACTGGTACGAGCCGCCGGTCAGCTTTACGGGCCTGGCGAAAACGCTGCGCGCCGCCGTTCATCACAGCTCACCGATTTACGTTAAGCGCAATATTCTCGCCTCGACGTTTATCCCGCACCCGTTGCTTTCGCAGCAGGATTTCAGCCGCTTCGCGCTGGATTTCCTGGTGTTTGGCAACGCGTTTATTGAGAAGCGTCTGAGCATGACCAACCGGCTCTTAAAGCTGGAGACGTCACCGGCCAAGTACACGCGAAAAGGTGTAGCCCAGGGGGTTTACTGGTTTGTGCAGTCGTTTACCAGCCCGCATGAATTTGCGCCGGGCTCGGTGTTTCATCTGCTGGAGCCTGATATCAATCAGGAGATTTACGGTCTGCCGGAATACCTGGCGGCGCTCAATTCAGCCTGGCTGAATGAATCCGCGACGCTGTTCCGCCGCAAGTATTACCAGAACGGCGCACACGCAGGTTACATCATGTATGTCACTGACTCCGCACAAAGCGGCACCGACGTCGACGAGCTACGCAAGGCCATGCGCAGCTCAAAGGGTCTGGGGAACTTTAAGAATCTGTTTTACTATGCCCCGAACGGCAAGCCCGACGGTATCAAGATTTTGCCGCTCAGCGAGGTAGCTACCAAAGACGATTTCTTTAACATCAAGAAAGCGAGCGCCGAGGACTTAATGAGCGCGCACCGCGTACCGCCGCAGATGATGGGCGTAATGCCGAACAACACCGGCGGATTTGGTGACGTGGTGAAAGCCGCACAGGTCTTTGTGCGTAACGAGCTGACGCCATTGCAGGAGCGAATGAAAGAGCTTAACGACTGGATCGGAATGGAAGTTATCAGGTTTAAACCCTACGAACTTGAATCGCGGAAGGAGTAAACAATGGGTTGGATTGGTGTTGACTTAGACGGGACTCTGGCCCGTTACCAGCCAGGGCAAGGTTCGACGATAGGAAAGCCGGTGTTTGACATGGCAAAACGAGTAAGGCACTGGCATCAGGTCAATCAGGAGGTGCGTATTTTTACTGCCCGCGCCGAGACCCTTGCAGGCAAGCGCGCTGTTAGCCAGTGGCTAAAAGATAACAACTTACCGCAACTTAGCGTAACCAACGTTAAGGACAGCTCAATGATTGAGTTATGGGATGATAAGGCTATCAGGGTTAACAAAAATACCGGCACCCCTTGCCCCGGTTGTGTTAAGAGTGAAAATTATCGCTTACCTATCGGCCACCACCATTTACTCACCGACTGCTAAAAGCCAGCTAACTCTGCACCCAATAAAGCGCCACTAAAAATGGCGCTCTCTCACCCTTTCGCACACGCCACCAGACGCGCCACACGCCGCGCACGCGCACAACCCGCGCTTGGTATTACCACAACAACGCCACAGCCACCATGACGCACTCAGACGCTAAATAAATAAAATAAAAAGCGCCTCAGCGCGCAATGCTATCCCCGCCACGCCTGCCCGCTTTATGGGTCGGTTTTAATGCAGGTGCATGAGCCGCCCGGAGCCGCGCCAGGGCTGGCGCTTGTAGGGTTAAAAATAATTACTGAATGGATGCAAAAGCATGCGCCTGGCGCATGCAACGCTAATTACGGGGATTTTTGCAGAAAACGCATAAAAAAACCGGCAAATTTATTGCCGGTTTCAGTGTGATTTATCGGTAGCGCGGAGGCGGAGCATACCGTGGGATTTCCGGCCCCTTTGCCGGTGTAAATGTCACCGGCTCAGGGTGACTAATCTCATAATATTTAACGGCGTTATCTCTGACGACTTCGGCGCACCCGACCAGCTCCGCCGGGGTGATATTTTCGTTAACCATAATCTGCTGCAAGCGGCTAACGATACCCATCAGCTTGAGGCTTTGGATCGAATGTCTGGGCGGAATCGGGCTCATTTTTGGCAACTGGTGCATAAAGCCCCCTTAATTTCTACCGACGCTGAAAACAACGACGGGCAGGTATAGAGGATTCTTGTTTCATGCTCTGGCGAGACGCAGCAATGCCTATACCACACCTCCCCGCACTCATCCCACAGCCCGGAATCAATCTCGCGATATTGGTATACTGGCTCTGTCTGGTGGCTATTGGTCATGAGCGACACTACTCGCGCTGATAACTGCTGCTGCATTTCCTCTGGCGTTTCTGGCTCGCCTGGCTGACCAAAACTTGCAAAAAAATCGCCAATTTCGCACATAATTAATTCCTGTAGCGTGGGCATTTCGAGAGCGCTAGTCATTGCGGGCCTCCCGAACATAGTAACAATCGACCATCGCCGAACCGGCAGCCTCAACAAACTCAAGGTCACATACCATCTTGAACAGCTCGACATACTGCGATGGGATACCCGAACCATCAAAGATATCGTCCAGGCTTTCCCGCATTGAATCAGTGTCAATTTCATTGCGGGATAACGTAAGTTGACGGGCATGCATACGGAACATTGCGCCAGCGCTTAACAAATTCACTACATTCTTTCGCGCTTCGATGTTATTGCTTATATTTGCTTTTAACATAGTTTCACTTCCTCATTTCCAGAAAATCCCGGCCACTCATCAGCGACCGGATAAGAGAATTTTTTGCCTGCATAGCTAACCGTTGCCCCACGCGCCAGCGCCTCAAGCTCCCAGCGCTGCGGGGTTATGCCCTGCTGCGAAAGCTCAAAGCGAATGCGAGGAATGCGGTCGCGCTGCTGGCGGGTTAAACGTGCTGACGGTGCGTGTTTGCTGGCCTTAGTCGGGTTATGGCTTTGCTGCGACGACTTCGCCCTCGGTGACTGTTCGCGTAAAGCCCCCCTGAGCACCGCCTTAACGTCTGCGTCGCTCCAGCTCACATCCCCGCTATCGAGAAGATTTAGCACCGCTGCGGCTTGCTCAGACGGTGTAGGTGTCATATCTGCGCTGGTGTTAAAACCACCTGACCCACAGTTATTGACAGGACTCCGAGGGGCGGATGAACCGCCCTTTAAAGTCAAAAGATTAAGGTCAACGTCAACGGCCTTAGCGACAATGCGCCACTCTTCGGTGCGGGTGACGTGGACACGATCCGCGCCGAGGTGCGGGGCGAAAACGCCAACAACTTTTTTAACTTCCTCGTCGTAGTCGTTTCGCTCTTCCAGAACTTTGCGGGCAACCCTGACGGTCTGCGAATCGCGGGGAACATTCGCCCCGCCCTGCGCAGCGATATACAAATCAAAATCACCGTAATCAGCCGCAGCGCGGGCAGCTTCGACCCGCTCGTCAAATTCACTGGCAACGCTGACACCACGCGGCAACTTACGCAGCTCACGGTAAGCGCCCATTGTCGGCACACCAATCGTTTTAAACTGAGGAATACGCCACGTAGACGCCCAGGCGTTAACGGCTGCGGCGGTTTCCGTTAATGGTCTGCCGGTGTCGTGGTCGACTTCACCGGCCAGCGCGTAACCGTCGATATTTTTTGCGATATATTTCGCGACATAACCCGCAGCCTTACCCTTGATTAAATGCTTGCAGTCAAAGCGATTTTTAGCCGCGCCTCGCTCGTTACCATCTTCTTTCATGGCGTAGCGGCGCATTATCTCGACAATCTCTTTTCGCTGGCTGCGTTCGCAAAACAGCATCATGTGCCAGTGCGGCGTTCCATCATGGTGAGGCTCAACGACGCGCAGGCCGTAAACTTGCAGGTCGTTATCTTTAAACGCGGTGCGCATTTTGCTGAATATGTTGCAGAGATAACGCTGGCCGTCTTTGGGGCTGCACGCCTCGTCATTCCACTTATGATTGAGTTGAACGGTCTTATCTTTCCCCACGATGCGCGTCGGGTGATATTTTGATGGCGTGGTGAGGGTGATAAACATGCCGATGTGGCCCACGCTGCCCGCGTAACGCTCAATGCCAGCAATAGTATTCATCAGCTCCATGCGGCGTATTTCAGGGTTAGAAATACTCTTAAGCACTTTATCAATCAGGTCGATTCGCTCGCCTGTATTGACGTTCTCCAGCTCGCATTGTTTCAGGTATTCCAGATTAGCCAGGCGGCGCGCCTGCACTTCCCGCACGGCCTGTTTACTGGCGTAAGGGGAGTAGGTTTTATTTACCAGGCCAGCAGCAATCAACAGCGCTTCATTCCAGCGGGTACGCTGCGCCTTGAGCTGGCGGAGCCACCAGTCATCACTGATAAGCCGGGCTATGGCCGAATACGCATTAGCAATCGTCAGCTTACCCTTACGGTATTTTTCCCAGTGCAACGGAGTGACGTTTAGAGCGCGAGCCGCCCCGGCCACCTTGCCGTAAAGATACGATTGGGCGCTGGCCGTGAATAACACCTCATTTTTATCCCCCTCGCTTTCATGCTCAGCGGCAAAGGCGTCGGCCAGCTCCTCGTAAGCAGAAAAAAGCGCCGCAGCGATACGACCGGCCAGCTTTTCCAGCTCCTTACTTTTCAGCATCGGCAGGCGGGAATATTCCTCACTTTCAGACAGAAAACACACAGAGGCGTTAATGTTCATACCGTGGCGGGCGTTCACCTTTTCAAGGCGCGGCCATGTTCGGTCTTTAAACGTCCGGGTCAGGAAACGCAGGCCGCCAACCTGGCCGAGTTCTTTTTTCTTCGTCAGCCAGCGGTTAGTAAAGTGCGTTGCCAGGTTATGAGGCAGGGAATTAATCAGCGAGAAAACGTCTTGCGCCTGACGGTATTCGTCACGCGTAAGAGGTCTGTCATTCGGATCGTAAACGGGTGTATCGCGAGGTGCTGCGGATAAGTAAATACCAGCCATTACTGCGCTGGTATTTTTCAGATATGGAGCCGGGGCTCTGCGCCCCTTAACGTTAGCCAGCATGAGCAAAAAAAGCCTGCTCGCAAGCCTTGCCGATGCGGTCAATTTCCGCCGCCATTTCAGCAAAGGACGTTGCCGCCGATTGCTGGAGTTCGCGATGGATCAGACCACTCACAAGCTGGTTAATTTTCGGGTAATAGCCGACAGCATTCAGCCACTCTTTGCCCGCATTCTTACCAGACTGAGCAATTTTCTTTTCATTTAAAATAAACTGGAATGGGTCGCTGGTTATGACCCATTTATCACCAATAGCGATATTGACAGACATTATTTCCCCTTAGGGTTTTCAAGACTATTGATAGCATCCCGACAGGTCAGCGCGACCGAAGCCATTTCTTTAAGCAATTCATCCTGATTAGTAACGGTTTTGAAAAAAACGGCACGTTTAATTAATAGCGTCGTCACATCAGAAATAAGCGTTAACGGGTTCTGATATATAGCCCGAGTCAAATAACAAATCTCACCCAATTCTTTATCCTGACGCACATCAGCCAGCACATAATCGCCGTCGAAACCTCTGGTGATTGAGAAACATTTTTTGATAATGACGCGAGGCGAATCGGTTAACATGACGCACCCCCAATACCCAGACCCGCATTGTGCAGTTTCTGGGATTCCACTTGCAGCAGCTCTACAATCTCAACAGCCGATAACTCACTGCGCACAACGTGGCAAATTAGCCCATCAAGATGAGATGAGATTTGTACGGCAGTATCCCTGACCCCTTCACGGCGGGCCATATCCAATAGGGTATTAAATTCCGAAATCTTTTTTTCTTCGTTAAATTTCATTTTCGCCACCTTCAAAACGGCAAGCCGTTATCAAATAACCCTGAAATCCTAAGCTCCCTCAGTTCACGTCTTTGCTCGCGGCATATGTATTTAATGATTTTCTTTATATCTTTAACAGAAAGAGATATGGACTCATGCGTTGCAGGGCGGGAAGGGACATTTGAGGCCAGATAAAATAAATATCCCATTTCAGGGGCCATCAGATATGATTTTAACAACGTTCGGATAATAATATTTACATCCACATTAAAAACATGAACACCGTTAGTTTTTTCGATATGCCTCCACATTTTAATCGTTTCACTTAAATTACTTGCATCCATCATTTTAACTAAAGCATCCATAACAATCTCCAGATAATAAAAAGCCCCGCACAGTCAAGTGCGAAAGAAACAATCTTTATTTAATTAATGCAGATACTGCTCAGGCTTGACCGACGTTAATATCTTCGGCGTATATTCAAAGAGATTGAATAATTCACGCAGGGCGCGCAGAAGAGCATCGCGCCAGATGCATTGCTCATTATCAATGCGCCAGAATGGCTCGTTAAATTCATCCTCGGTTAGCCTGGCATGAAGGAATAAAGTGCGGCGCAGGCTGACGGTTAGCTTGCCGATAAATCCAGAATTGCTAAGGCCAATTTTCCGGCATCTGGAGAACGCATTCCGCAGCTCATCAATGGCGCACACTATGCGCTCGCGGTCGCAATCGTTCATTTCTTCCAGGCGCATAACAGCATGGCGCTGCTTAAGCTGCGCGTGAAAACAAATAGTCAGGCGCTCGCGCTCGAGCATACCGTTATAAAAATCACAGCTTTCTTTCCAGCGGGCCGGGGCTACGTGCTGGGCAATCAGGCCACGCAAGCCCGCAGGCTGGTTATTCACAGTGGCAAGCGTCATTACTGTCATTTGAGCAACCCCTTCGATTTCAACCAACGGACAAAGGTAGTTTTGCCGGGGCGGCGAGCCTGGCGAATGATGACCCCCTGGCGGCCTTTGCCGTGGGTGATATAGAAATCCATCGGGCGGGTTGCCTGATGGTTGAGAAGTAATTGGGCGATGCAACGAGGTTCACGCATATATCCTCCTGGAAGTAAGCCGGGATTTTATCCATGCCCGGACCATGGTCTTGTGATAGGATTCGTTCGCCAAAACAACCACCTATCCAACACAAGGAGCTTTACATGTCAGACAAAGAACTTCGCAAGGACCCTTTTGTCCTCGCGCAAACATACGGTTACGCCGAGGGAGAAAATGGTGTTGCTTTTATCGGCTTCGGTTTTGATGAGAAGATTTCCATCCCCATCACGGATCGCTTCTTTGTGGGCCTGCAATTGAATGAAGTTGAGGAGCTGGCGGCAATCCTTCAGGACCATGTCAATAGAAACAGAGTCTAATAAGCCGCTATGTTCAATGGTGCCTAAAAGGGTGCCATTTTTCATATCACCCTCAAAAATTATCGTTCCACACCTACCCTTTACTTGCAGCCGTTCCGGCAATGAGCCGGTTTCCGTATGCTCAACTGCAATAATCTCTTTCATGCTGGTTCTCCCAGGCCCAACCACATTAACCAACCGTCACGAATTTCTTTCGGGCGGCTCTCATAGGCCAGCTTAAGACCATCATTCCAGGCTGGCAGGTAAACCCAATACTCACCAACACAGCCCGCTGCCGACATTGGATCGGTCATCTCAATCGTGGGAAGTTTCTTTTTATCAATCATCCCTTTCACTGCTTTCGGAGTTTTGCCTATCAGGCGTGCAAATTCCTTGTAGGGAACTGCATCGGTGAGACTGACAATTTGTTTGCTCATCTGGTAACCTTTTATCTAGATCTAACTAACATACTCAGGGTTCTTCAGTGTTCTTTAGAGTTCCTGAAAGTTAGTTAGATAACCTTGAAATACACTAGAACACTTCGTGAATTATTAGAGGATATTGATAACATGTCAACAGCTATAAGCGAAAAACTAGGGCTTATCCGCGAGTCTGAAAGGTTAAACAGGAGGCAATTTGCTGAAATTACAGGAGTTCCCTATAGCTCACTAACTTACTACGAGAGTGGAAGAACCATCCCGCCGACAGATGTAGCAATGAAAATCCTTCAGCACCCCCGATTTACCAAGTACACGTTATGGTTTATGACTGACCAGATATCACCAGAAACCGGGCAAATAGCACCGGCCCTCGCACACTATGGGCAAGGTGTAACAACCTCGCAGCACTCAGGCCAAAAGACTGGTTAACGATTCACCATGAATACATGCATTTTAAATGCACGTTATTGATTGCTAAATATCCATCACATACCCACAAAGGCGTATACAAAACTAAACCTAACGTAAACCAGAGGGTTAACTGATGAGTATCAGGAAACTCGATGATGGTCGTTATGAAGTGGACATCAGGCCTGCCGGGCGCAACGGAAAGCGCATTCGCAGGAAGTTCGACAAAAAGAGTGAGGCGGTCGCTTTTGAAAAGCACACTCAGTTTAATCACCACAACAAAGAATGGTTATCAAAGCCAACGGATAAGCGTCGGCTGTCTGAATTAACAAAAGCATGGTGGAATCTAAAAGGAAAACACGAGGCTTACGGCCAGTCTTATCTCAGGAAGATAGAACTCTTTACCAGCATCACCGCCGACCCGTGCGCATTCCAGATAACCAGGGCGCTGGTCAGCCAGTACGGCACCGCCCGCAGAAGCCGGGGAATTAAGCCCGCGAGTATCAACCGCGATTTGACATGCCTGAGCGGGATGTTTACCGCCCTCATTGATGCCGAGTTATTCAGCGGTGATAACCCGTTCCGTGGCATGAAGAAACTGAAAGAGGAAAAACCGGAAACCGGCTATCTCACTCAGGATGAAATCTCGTTGCTACTCTCCCGACTAAACGGAGATAACAGGAAGATTGCGGTGCTTTGCCTCAGCACGGGGGCGCGGTGGGGTGAAGCCGCACTGCTAAAAGCTGAGCACGTTATACAGAACCGGATCACGTTTGTTAAAACCAAAACAAACAAACCGCGCACCGTTCCGGTATCAGAAGAAGTCTGCAAAATGTTAGTAAGCGGCAAGCGAGGTTTTTTGTTCCCCGATGCCTCCTATGATTCATTCAGGAGAGCATTAAAAGACGTCAAACCTGATTTACCATCAGGCCAGGCTACCCACGCGCTGCGGCACAGCTTCGCCACGCATTTTATGATTAACGGAGGAAGTATTATCACGCTACAACGGATACTCGGACACTCAAAAATTGAGCAGACAATGACCTACGCACATTTTGCGCCCGAATACCTTCAGGACGCGATAACGCTTAACCCGTTACGCGGTGGCGCAGGCGCGGACAATGTCCACACATCGTCCACACCTGAGTAA